ATTTAAGACCACCTGAGTCGGTGTGGGTACCGCGTTTGAATATGTGAAGGTTTTTCATGCCTAACCAGGGTTTGTTTAGTTAGGCATGTTTTATCGGTTTTGATTGGTGGGTTTTACCCGCGTTTATTCGTTTGGGAACTAAGGCAGGTTAGAAGAAACAACTTTCAATCCGTTAAATTCTGCCTTCAGGTCTTCCATCTGTTCTATAACTTCGTTGGCCTCTTCGTCTTCAAGCGTCACATGAGCAATGTGCTGATAGCTTCTCTGGTTTTTTCTGGGTAGTGGGAATGTGACAAGCATTTTAAACACGTTAAATCCTCTCAGTATTTGCGACTTATTTGCTGTACTGAGCAAACTCTACCGCATTAAACTTTCGTATCAAACGCACATTATCTGCACGCAGAGTAATTGCATGTATAAATACACAGCACGCAGTTTTTTTGCGTTGCTATTTCCCTGATTTTCTTATATTTTCCACTTACCAAGAGGTAGAGGTGTAACTATGGACAGAGGTAACCGGGCGCTTGCTGAGTTATTAAAAAGGCGGCGTGAATCATTCGGACTCTTGCAGGAGGAAGTCGCAGAGTCCGTTGGTATGTCATTGAGGTCTTACCAATATTTGGAGGCAGGAACCACTAAAATTACAGCTGACAAGGAAATTAAGTTAATGCGCGTAATGCGTAATTTGTATGTTCAGAAAACAGGGCTAATGCTTGATGAAGAAAAAGACAATGAGTCTATCGCTTCTCAATTGAAAGACTTGTTTTTGGGATTACTCAAGGGGTAACTAAATGATTCTTTCAAAAACATCAGTAAGGATGCTGGGTTTTATTTTACTCACTGTGACTTTGTTCATGATGGGTCCATCGTTGGTGGATTTTACATCGAGCTCAATAATAGAATTCTTGGCGTTTTACGTTCACATTTGGGTGATCTTTTTCGCTGGAATTTTCATGAGGGGAAAAGCAAACCGAAGAGCAATACTGGTTTTGGTATTGAGTATTATTGCTAACCATTATCTGTTTTACGCATACCTTGAATGGGTTGAAGGTTATACCTATGCAAAGCTATGGTGTATGTTCGTTGCAGGACTTCCCATGTATCTAGCGTTCACGTATTACACCTATTTTCAGTCTCGATGCTTAACGTTCTTTGAACGTGTAGGTTTGAGCAATCAAGTTGCTGATCGCATTGTGGGGCCAATCGGTACCACGAACTTCTGGATAATGTGTAGCTGTTATGCAACGTTCTGGGCGTTTGGTGATTTCTTTATCGCCGTTTACTCTAGCGTATATGGATTGGTTTACAGCGTTCCAGCTGTTGACGGTAGAGTAACCGCTGAATTCTTACGTAATGGTCACGTGAACGTGTATGTTGTGTATGACATCGTGATTGTAGTGGTTGACTCTGTCTTTGCTGTACTTGTTGCGCATCGAGTGCTACGCGATCAAAAACGGCCAGATGCTCTAGGCATTGGCCGCTCAATGACTTGGGATAAAAGCCGGGTTAAGACTCTAAATCGGGCTTTTTAGGACGAATAGTTTTAGTTGTGGGAATGTTGAAGATTTTCTTCAACGCTACAGTAATTTGTGACTCTTCAGCTTTTGCCATTGTAGGTGTAGCAACGCCACCAATTAGAACTGTGGCTGTTAATGCAATTGCAGTTTTCTTCATCATGATCTTTCTCCTTTGTTGACCGTTTAAAAGATGAGAGACTGCATATTGCAATGGTCGTACCCACTTTAAATACCCGCGTAAATTCATACTTTAGACTAAAAAAGGCGGCACAATGTGACCGCCTTCGTTCTATTTTAGAACCCTTATTGCCGGCTAGATTGCCGCCATAAACCTTTTCATTGCGTGATACGCCTTAGTGTCTGTCTCGCCCTCTATGAACATATCTTCAACGTAACCATGGTTGGTTTTAACTCGAAGCCACACCCGCTGGGCGCTCATCATTTTTTCGAAGTTACCTTTGGTTGTAACAAAGACTTTGCTCGACGTTTTTTGGTAACCGTTGATGTCGTGGTTCGTCAGGTACTGGCTTGGTTTAAGGCTTATTGTTTCGCCGTCTATGTTCAAATCAGCGCTGAAAATATTCATTAGCATTAATGGGCTTTCAATTTCCAAGTATACAACGTCTGGTTTATCCTGCTGCCACTGTGCCCCCATGCTTAGGCAAGCGTTTTTGCAGGACAGTCCGTGGGGTTCAATATCGACGACTTTGTTTTGGTTGAATCCGCTGGTGCTTGTGACCGGGTCTAGGCCAGATGAGGTGCTCATACATCCTGTAAGTAAAACGGCTGAGAGTAGCGTGGCTGATATTGCTTTCATGACGTTCATTCCTTTTGTTGGTGTGTGAACATTATCAGTTCAAAAAAAGGCGCTAGTAAAGCGCCATATGAAGTTTTTTAAATTGCGTACATCAGTTTGGGGTGCTGCAAACCAAGCCGGGCGAAGGGTATATCATCGTCAAAGTCGAAGTCAGGTTCTGCCATTGGTGGCGTTTTTGGTTGTTCTGGGGGCTTATTAGAGTTGTTGTTGCTGCGGTTACTTCGTGAAGACCGTTGATAACCACTATTGTTGCCTTCGCTGCTCTGCGCTCTACCTCCAAGCATTTGCATTTGATCAACGATGATCTCTGTCGTGTATTTGTCTTGCCCCTGTTGGTCCTGCCATTTACGTGTCTGAAGTTTTCCTTCGACGTAAATCTGGGAACCCTGCTTCAAGTACTCGCCAGCAATTTCAGCCAGTCGCTTGTACATCGTTAGCCTATGCCACTCTGTACGCTCTTGGACTTGCCCCTGTTGATCTTTCCAGCTTTCGCTTGTTGCAAGGCTCAGGTTCGCCACCGCGTTTCCGTTTGGCATGTATCTTACTTCTGGGTCATTTCCCAAATTGCCAACCAGGATGACTTTGTTAACGCCTTTTGTAGCCATAATTTCTCCAAAGAGAAGGCGACTAATGCCGCCTTCTAATTTTTCTACACGTTGCCAATATAAACGGTTGTCTTCTCTCCAAGGCTCCCGTTAAGGATTTCTTTGAACTCTTCAGCTATCTCTTCTTGTAGCGCCTCCTGCCCTACTATTCGGAGTTTAATGCGTGGTTCATCTCTACTTGTTAAAATTGAAAGTCTTATATTAAGCTCTCTCGGCGCTAAGCCATGATGCGTGTTTATATGAAACTTTATTGAAGCAGGTAGCGTGTCCTTGTTCTTGGCTTCAATTTTTTCCATGGCGCTTGCTTCATATCCAAAGTCATCAACCTGTGAGTTTACTTCGCGTGCCTGCGAAATGGTTAGGTTTCTGACTGATGAGGATGCTTGCCCCACTGTCATAGTGCTGTCAGCTGTAGTCTTGATTTCACCTACTTCAGCTTTCCAGTCTTCTAAAAACTCAGCTATCGTCTGTTGATCGTGCGCCTGATCTACAATGCGAAGTATAGCGTTGTATACCGCTGTTGTTTTTAGTTTCACCGTTGCTGTGTGATGCTTGTGAAGGGGCAACTCTAGCGTTCCCAAATCAAAAATACATTTTGCGCTTAGGCTCTCATCGTCTACGAATATTTTACTGTCTTCGTTTACGTTCTCTTCGACGTAGCCTTCAAACTCTGTTATCTGGTTAGTCTTAAAATTAAGCCTAAAGTGTCTTGCATTCGGCATGAACTTTTCTAGGTCTGTGACGCCCACTTCATTTGTCGTGACGATAAGGCCCGGCAAATCACACTCATTGAGCATGTCTGCTGAACGATGTACTGCTGCAGTTTCTTGTATCTTGCTTATTGCTGATTGATCCATTGTATTTCCTTACTTGCTTTCTACTAGTGTGAATTGGCCCGTTATTTCTTCTTGGGGCTGCTCGATTGTGACTACTCCACCTCGCCCTACCCACATAGGAGTTTGGCTGCTTAGGTGCTCTGCAATTGCCCCACGTTTAGTCGGTTTAAGGTGCTGCAGTTTGGTTTCAATCATCACTTGACCGTGGTCATTAAGTCTCTTGATGTTGAGTTCAATTTTCACCTTGCCGACGGCGTTGTTTACCACTGCACCAAGTGCAGACTCGGTAAGCATTAGCGCGAGTCTTTCTTTAAAAATTCCGGCTTCTAGTTCAGATATGAAGTCGTCGATGTTGGTTAGCTTTCTTTCTGACATTGCTTTTCTCCTTCTTGGGTGCCGAAAATCTCGGCCAGTTGCTTCTCTAATAAATCCGCTACCACGCTGTCTGGTAGTTCTAAGTCACGATCATCCATCACACAGCCCTACCAAGGTCTGAAAAGATGCGAAGGCGATCACCTCTCTTGATGATCGTGTGCTTCTCTCCGTCTTTATCGTTCAGATATTTCTTGATCGTCGCCCGGTTGCAGGTGAAGTAATCAGCTGCGTGAGTCTGGTTACCTCTAAACTGAGGCATGATGTCGTGCAGAGTGACAGTCTCTTTCGCTGGCATTTGGATTGGTTTGGTTGTGCGTTCCATAATTTTTCCTATGGCTATGCCCCCGGAGGGGCGTTTGTTAGTCTTCTTCGCGTTTGTTGGCTATGCCTATTGCGCGTGCAATTAAAAAGGTCACCGCTACGCTTAATATCAGGTAGCCGATAATCATCAGGGCTATCATGCTGACTCTCGTTCGGTGCTCACTTGCGTGCTTATGCCTACCTGCTTTTCTAAAAACTCGATGTACTCTTCTGCTTCTTCGAGTTTTGTGCAGATGCTATCTAGGAGTTCATCATCTGCGCGGTCTGCGTCTGAGGGCCATGTTTGAAGTGGTTCGTATGATTGAAGCTTGGCAGGCTGTTCTTTCTTGCCCGGCATAACCATATAGCTAGCGGCGTCGGCTGTGGTATCGTGCTTCTGCGCCTCTCTAACAGGCTCTTTTGTGTTTTCCTGCTGGTTGCTTGCCTGTTGCTCACTTTCCTGCTGTGGTTCGCTCTGCGTCGCTTTTTCCTGCATCTCTGCCAGTTGTCGCTGGCTTTCTTCTGCCTGCTGTTTAAGATTGAAGGCCATGTTTAAACCTTGCAGCGTTTGTTCCTTCAGGTTCGTGGCGTCTGCGAGTAGTTCTTGGAATAACTCCGGGTCGAGTTCTTTTTCTTCCAGCTGATCAATGAGGTTTTTAATGCGTTCGCTTGTGAAGGCTGGTTGCATCGCGTTGTTGCAAAGGTCGCGCATCCAGTTCATGGCGCTTTCTGCTTTTTCGATGCGCTCTTTCTCTTCGCGTTCCTTGCGCTCGTCCTCTTCGCGGTATGCCGCTTGTGCTGGCTCGATGAGTTTGTCCATCCGGGCAAGCATGCCCTTAAAGCCTGTGTCGACTGTTTTGCCCAGTGAAGTGATCGGCGCTTTTAACGCTTTTCGCGTCTTCTCGATGTCTGCGCGTAGTGGGCGTAGTTCTTTGCAAACCTCGCGGCACGTTTCGTACCCTTCTTTGCTGGTTGCGTCGTACACCATGCTTTCGTAGTTATCTTCCTTATCAGCGATCTTCTCTTCTATCTGACTGATGATGTTTCCCACTTCGGTTTCGGCTCTAGTGAGCGCGTTTTCTGGCTTCTTAATGCTGATCTCGTTGGCCTTTTTGTCTGCTGTCGACATGGTATTGCTCCGTTTGTTGGTTAAGTTTTTTTGCTTCATGGCTTCTTGGTATGTTTCGCGTCCGAGCATCAGCCATCCATGCTCGTACCACTGAATTGAAGGGTCTTGAAAGTTACTAGGAACGATGAATTTTTTGATGTTCTCTTCACCGAAAAGCGCGTTTAACTCGGCTCTGGTACCTGCGAAGTCGATAAGGCCACCACTTTGATAAGTGGTGCCTCCTATTTCCATGGTGAAGCCGTCCTTTAAGGCGGCGTAGATGCGTGGCTCTGTCGTTCTCATGCTATGCCTCCAAGTCTATAAATTTGCCAGCCATCGCGTATGCGCTTGGTAGCGTTAGTTCTTCTTCGTCTTGAAGGTTGAAGTTGCGGTCAAATATTTGAATGACCGGGCCTGAGTCCTTTGTTGCTAGGATTAGGCTGTTGCTGTGGCCTTCCCATGATGCATGTTCGTTTGGCTTAAGTTTGCCGCGTCCAATCTCTAGGGGTAGCGTGGTGTCCACTACGTCAAGTAGTGCTTGAACCATGGTTTCGAAGGTATTTAGTTGCTCTTCCATCTTGTTTGGCCTTGTTGGTTAAGTTCGGTTTACGGTGCTTATTGTTTACCCATAAACCGAACTTATCAACCTTTTTTGTTCCTTTTTAGGAACTTTTTTATTACCAAACTAGGAACGTTCCACGTTTCACGCGGTCTTGAATGTACTGGGAAGTGTGTATTTCTGCGGCTTTCACGTAGTCGTATGCCCGGCCTCCTGCTCTACCATTTGTTTTCGTAGTGATCATGGTGACAGTGCCGTCGTCGTTGTTTCTGGTGTAGATAACAGTTCGGCGTGACTTGTGAAAATAAACCGCATCGGGGGCAGCTATGATGTTAGGAATGTCGTGAAGTTCTGCGTCTGTTAGATCGCTAGCACGCGCCACGGCTGTGTTGAGTTCTATCATGCCAGTCGTCGGTTTTATGCCTTGCTGATCTAGTTGAACCAGGGTGCGTTGTGAATATGTCGCTACTGGCCATACTCGTTCGTCGGTTGCACTTCGATTTGCGCTTAACCAGGACTTGAATGCTTCGTTTATGGTCGCGCTACTTAGCAGGTGTCCTACTTCATCTGCAGGTGAACCTTGTCGTTTCAGTTTACCCATGTATGCGTTTGCTAGGATACGCATGCGTTCGTGCCCGGCGTTAAAGTTGAAACTGGGCGCGACTCCCTCTGGTAGCTGCTCTGTTATTCCTGTCAGTGGGTTGGTCCAAGGCTTACGCTTTATATCGGGGTCTGGGCTTACCTCTAGTCCTTCGTCCTCTAAATCATCCGCATCCATTTGAATGGTACCGCATCGGCAGTTGTAGTCATTTGGGGGGTAATGCTCTTTCCAAAACGGGTGATCGACTGGTAAAACCAAACCATCAAACCGAGCATGTTCCTCTCTGGCCCTTCCGTCATCGACTGCGTCATACATGAGGTAAGGGAGGCTGTCTTTTACTGACTCTATGGCTTCCCATGCGCCTACTGCGTAGGCACTTTGCATGTTTGTTCTGAAAATCGTTTCAAGGCGTGCCGGGCTACCCAGCTGCGCGTTCACTACCATGCCTGTTTTCGGGTCTATGAGGTCGTCTTTGCCCCACCACCCTTTGCGCTGCAGGTGTGGTACCAACTCTTTATTGAAATCTTGAATGGTTCGCCCTTCGGCGATCATTTTATCGATGAGTTCTTTAGTTGTGGCCAGCAGGTCACGGTCCATCATCTTTGCTACGGTGAAGGCATAGGCGTGCTCTTCGTTGATCATATCCTGCCAAGCAAAGGAACGACGAAGCCCTTTGTTTTGATAAAACGCTATTGCCTTCTCTGGTGGCAGGCTGAACGTTTCGCCGTTGATCATTTACTTCTACCCTTAAATAACCCAGCCATACGCGCTGCAAACGAGGCACGCTGAATCTTGTTCACGTTCTCTGTGCTGGTTTCTTCCAAAAGACTAAATAAGTTCTCTTTGAGTGCTTCAAGGTCGCCGCTTTCCTCTGCTAGCGCGAGAATACCTTCTAGTTTTGGCGTAAGCATTTGGTTGTACGCGGTTGCTAACATTGCCGAGGCGCCATTAATGGCATGCTGGTCCTGTCGGTGTATGTTTGACTGCTGCGCTCTTAGACCTGACTCTGAAAACTCGGGGTTGTTTTCTTCGCCGGGCATTGGTGGTGGCTGGTTGGCGTTTTCGTCTACTATCCATCCGTCGCCATATGTATCTCTGATGTATTGTTCAGTCGGATTAAGTCCGAGGCTCTTTATTTTGGCGTCACGCAGTGCAATATCTTTAAGGTCCTGTTCTGGCTCAGTTCGTCGCCACACCTCTGGGTAAAATTCGGTTTCTGCAAAGTTTAAGTCAATGAGTTGCTTCACCACTTGCGTGTTGAACGTTTCACACAACAAGTCTGCATCAGCTTTGATCACATCGTCTTTGACGCCTGCATGCACTTCGGCTTGGCTTCGGCTGCTGCCGTTATCGGTGGTCATGGTTTGGCTAAGTACGATTTTGCTGATCGCAGCGTCCATCTTTTCGTATAGCTTTTCGTATGAAGCACTTCCTGACCTGCTGGCCTCGAGTAGTTCGACGTCAATATCGGAAGGCTTGACCACGCCACTATCAGCATGAATGGCGTCGATAACGTCTAGGGCTATGCTGCGCTGTTCGGCGTCGGTAAATTGAGATCGGCTAAGGTTCGCCACTGCAGTTGGCATGCCGTATTTCTCTAGATAAATCATCCAGAATTTAATGCCATTTCGCTTAAAGAAGACAGGCCAGTAAAGTGAATGCGCCAAGCCTTCGCCATACGGGTTATCGCTGTGGTTCGCGCCTGTTGAAACTACCCAGAATTTATTTTGTGGTAGCGGCGTTTTCTGACCGCTTTCATAAAGCACTAGGTTGTGGTCTGCGTCGAATTTAAAGCGGTTTCGATCCCTTACCTTAATCTCTTTTGCGTATATCCACCCAGTTGTCTCGTCGTAGTCGAGGATAATCTCAGCAACAGCAAAACCGTAAAATACGGCGTAGAGCATCTTATCGGTAAGCTGATCAAATTTAAGCTTTTTAAGTTGCCACTCGAGGAACTTTGATTGCTCAGTTTCTTGGTCCTCTTCCGCGTTGGAGTTGACGAACCACTCAGACGAAATAACCGCGCTTCTGCGCTGCTGGTACGTGCTTTTAACCTGATCGTCACGTAGTAGGTCCGTGTAGACGTCAAAACGGCCACCACCTTTGCCTCTAAGCAGCTTATCAGGGTTCTGTATCATTCCGTCGATCAAAGCCTGCGCCATGTTCTTGCCGTGATCGACGCGTGATATTTCTGTTTTGTCTTGCTTCTTAAGCTTCGCGCTGTCAGCCATTTTTAAAAGTCTCCGTATTTTTTACTTCTCAGGCGATAGCCAAAAGCGCCAGTACTCTCCGCTTGGTGCGCTTGTGTCTGTTTTCCTGTGGATACATAGTCGATGTTGATGCTGCTGTTGTGCGACCAGTCTAAAAATTGCGTCGTGCTGTCGACTTGGTCGTCGTGTGTAGCGATTGGAAACCCGAATAACTCTGACTCGAAGTCCATTAACCATTCGGCTACTTCTGGTAAATACACTATTCCAGCTTCGAATTGGCTTGAAACTCTGACGGCTCGGTCTACCTTGTTGCCTTCTGGCTCTATGGCTATGACGGGTATGTGTATTGGTTTGGGGTAGTCTTTGAGTATTATCCCATCGCGGCATTCTTGAAGGAGCGACTGACCGCTCGACTTGTCTTCTATCAGTACCGCCGTTGGCTTCCACGCCATGTAATGGTTCGCCAGCACTCGCTTCAGTGCCGGGTATTCTACTCTGTCTCTCCAAACGTGCAGGAGGTACTTGCCATGCTCTTTTTCGCCCCATATTGTTAGCACGCTCGGATCGTTAATTTGGTCTTCTTTGTAGGCTGTGTCTAGGCTGAACACTACCCGCATAAATTCAGTTGGGGGTTCTCCGTAGCGTTGTGGCCATGCTCGTTTTATCAGTGAACCTTCGACTGGTTTTGGTTTTTGTTGGTATAGCGCATCCCAGTTTCGTGAACCCTGACCGCGTTTTGTGCTGGTCCAAAACTCGGCATCAAACCACTCTGGCCATAACCACTCGCCAATCTCACGCCCTAGTGGATCGTCTTCTCGTTCGCACTGCGCCTGCAGGCAGATGACGTACCACCAATCGCCCTGTTGACTCTCCACCCATCCGCTATGCCCATCCCAGTTCTTTGGGAGTATGCGCCCTGACAGATCGTCTTCGTGCCACCGCGTTTGTATTATCAGTTGGCTTCCGTTGGGCTTTAAACGGGTTTTAAGGTCACTCAGGTAAGCTTCCCACGTCTTATCTCGTATTGTGGGGCTGTCGGCGTCTTCTCGCCCTTTCACCGGGTCATCAATAACTAGCATGTCGGCTCGGTTACCCGTAATGCCTGAAAGAATACCGCCACACATGAATGTTGAACCGTTCATTAAGGCCCAGTCGTCTACTGCTCGGTTCTGTGGGTTTAACCCTGTATTGAAAAGCTCACTGAATTGCTTACTGGCTGTAATGGTGCGGCATTTACGTCCAAACTTACGCGCTAGCTGGCTGGCGTAACTGGTTGTAATGATATTTTTGCCGGGGTTGTTCCCCATGTACCAGGTGGGGAAAGTGACCGAGCCATATGTGCTTTTCGCACTGCCCGGTGGCATGAAGATCATAACCCTCTCGTAAATGTTGCCCGTTTCGGCACACACTTCGCGTCGCGCTACTTTCTCAAGGGTCGTATTGATCAGACTGTGGTGTCCTGCTGGCTCTACCGTGTCAGGATAAAATGCCGTACTAACCTCATGTAAAGTACAGTCAGGATCGTCACAATCATCACCGTGAGGACAACTGTCTTCAATAAGCGGAGCGCCCGGTATTTCAATGTATCGGCAGTAGGCGTCGAGACTCTTCCTAGCCCTTTCTCGGTACTGGTGTTCGAGCAGTCTGAGCAGTTCTGCTTGTTCATTAGGAGTCATTTAACTTTTTCTGTAGTTCAGCAATACGCTTTAAGCGTTCACTTTCAGAAAGTGCCATTATTGGGTCGCTATACGGCTGCGTACCGTCTGGTGTGGTTGGTGCTATCTTCTGTGGTGCCTCTGCGCCTGTTATCTTGTTGAGGCTGTCCAGAATGCGTCTAGCAGTTTCTATGGCTTTAAAGTTGCCCTTTCCTATTTCGACAGCGAGTTGTTGCAGCAAGCCCTCATAACGCTCTATCTGCAGTTGTTTGTAGTGTTTGGTTTCCTCTCTCGTTTTCTCGTTTAAATCGTCGAGCGCTCGAGAGAGGTATTTGTGTACGTAAGACTTCGACTTGCCAGTTTTAGCGGCTATTTTTCCGATAGAAAACCCTAATCGCCTAAGTTCCAAAAACTTAGGCGTTAGTTCTGCTGCTGTGACTTTGTCAGACGCTTTCTTACTCGTCATTTCTGCCTCTGGTTAACTGATCAAAGGTTTGACCTGTATCTTCGAGGATCGCGTCTTTGCCAGTGAATTCTTGCCAGCGCTCCACGATGA